GCATCTCCCGAACAAGCTAACGTCTGTGACCCTGAGGTATTATCCTCTGACTCGTAAGCGCTGAGCTGTGACCAATCTACTGCCTCAGGCATGACAGCCTTGAGTGCTAAGTACTCATCCTTGGTACACTCTTGATAAGGCGCTTGCTGGTACGTGTGGTTACTGTGTGGTAGGAAGCTGATGCCACTGATGATATCGAAGTGCTTATAGACCCAAGCTCCAACCTCCATCCACTCGTGATCTCTCACTGATATCGTCACTGATGGCTTATGTTCACACCATTCCAGAGCATAGGTCTTCCATGTCTCTAGCTGTTCAAGTGCTGATCTATCGTCTCTGGTGATGGCGTTCTTGGGTGACTGCACAGGGAAGCTGAACACAGTGGTTGTGTCAGGCTTCATCACGCAATCTTCAGCAGGAATGCCTTGTTCAATCATTAGTCGGGTAAGAGGATCTTTCTTGTCACCACGGATAGTACGAATATAATAGTCAGAGTGACGTGTATGAATACCACTAGCGGCATCAACAAGCTGGCTAACAGTACCAGAAGGCTTAACACAGGTGATGCTTGCAGACTGTTGAATTCCAAAACGAGCAGAGTATTCATCATTAACCACGACAGTAATGTCTCTAAGAGAATTAAGCAGCTTTCCAGTAGGATTAGCAGTAAGTTCATTATCCATGATCCCTGTCAGTGATACACCTAGCAATGCCTCGTCTGCCGTGTTCTTCTTCCAGACTGAGCGTAGGTATGGGAAGTGGGTGAAAGTCGCTTGTACTGTGCCTAGAATGGTCGCTATGCGTACTTTGCGCTTAAGGTCTTTGACTGTGTCACCTTCCCTTACAACCACCTCAGAGAGGTTACAGAACTGGTTAGGACGTAGGACAATCTCTGAACAAGGGTTTGTGCCAAAGTCCCAGCTTGCGTCTCTCCTTCCAAACCGATCAACTTGGTTCTGGCTGGCTTCACGGTTGAATATACCCCGTTCACCTGATCCACTCTTGACCAGTGCCGTCCACTCATCGAGGTAGGACATCATGTCAGGCTTACGAGTAAAGCTTACTGAGTTGTTAGCTAGAGCCATCTCAGGGCGTGTTTCCCACCAGTTGCCGCTCTTGGCTTCTCTCATCTTGTCGTCTTGGAGGTCACTCAGGCTAATCATGGCTGATCTACGGACACCACCAACGACCACTACCTCACCGACCTTACACATGATCGAATGACACTCGAACGGTGTCAGTTGTCTACCTGCTGCATCTTTGAACACATCAATGGTATAGATGAACAGTTGCTCCAATGGCCCTGCTCCAGATGCTCGTCCACCGAAGGTCTCAAGCCTTGATCCTGCTGGTCTGACTTTGCTTGTGTCCCACTTAGGAATATCTCCAGTGTATAACAGCGCTACAAGCTTCCTAAATGACCTTGCCCAGCCTTCTTTGCTATCAGGTACTACGATGACATCACCGTTCTCTCGGAACTCGCTAGGGACTTGTGGGAGCTTCTCAGTGTATTTCTTCTCGACACTAAAGCCTACACCTGTGCCACACAGCAGTATGAACATAGCCTCATCGAATGCTCTTGTGCTATCGACTGCCAAGTAGGAGCAATTGTAGATGCTCGTGTTGTCACGATCAGCGGCCTTGCCTGCTGTCATGATGGCTCGCATAGACGGCATTACTTCAAGGTTAACGATTGCATCACGGCATTCATTAATCTCTTTCTCAGTGAGCTGTACTCGTCCTAAGACGTTGTCACAGAAGCGATCAACAGTCTCATCCCACGTCTCTCTGCGGCCTTCTTCAGGCAACCATCGGCAGTATCGTGAGGTGGCTATAAATGTTTGGTAATCTGTTGGTAAAGTACTACTCGTCATCGCTGGGGTTTCTCCCTTCCAGTTGGTTAATCCTCATCTCGGCATATCTAATCACCTTCTCAAGGTCGGTTATTTCGCTCTCTATTAAGTCTTGGTGCTGGTAGCTCTTCATCCCTGCCCTCATCGCATACTTAACGATGTTGCCTTTCCAGAATGGCAGGTCGTTACCCATGATGAATGTGATCGGCTCAATAGCGAAGTGAGTGTAGTGTTTTGGCTCATTGATAAGATCAGTCATGGCTGGGACTCCAAAGTTTGATTGTTTCTGCCTCAAGGTCGTACTCTGAGGATCTCAGGATACGAGCGCATCGTGCTTGTTGTATCGCTTCCTTGGCTGTGTACCCGTTCTTGATGTAAGCAGCTTCGACAGCTCTCCACGTTGCACTGCCGTGAACAATCGCATCAGCTTTCTTCGGGCCTATGCCCTTAACACCTGAGTATCCGTCTACAGCGTCACCAGTGAGCGTCTGACGAAGAAACCACTTGTAGGCTTCTATCTTGCTCAGGTTCAGCTTCATCATCTTCTGAGGCTGATACAGGCGACCTTCAATCGTCATCATGTCTTTGTCGTCAGACACAATGTACGTCTCTTTGCCTTTGGTTGTCTGGAGTATACCCATGACATCGTCAGCCTCTAGCCGAGGAAGGGATATGCACGGGTACTCTTCTCTTGCCCACTCAACCAGTGCTGCATAGCCTACTGGCTTGCGAGTGCCTTTGCGGTTGCTCTTGTAGTCGCTGAGTACCTCTTTTCGGAAGTTATCTCCTGATGTCAGGCACAGCACGAAGTCCTCAATGTCTAGCTCCTGTTGGAACTCACTGATGGTCTTTCTAAAGTATGCCTGAGCGTCTTTGAGGTCGGTTGTCAGTGACCATACATCGTCACCCCAATCATGCTCTATCTCAGCGGCTGAGCAAGCACGGAACAGGTAAATGTCTGCATCGATCAGCATCGTGAGCCGACCGTCAGGCAATAGTTCGTCAATCTTCATAGTACGGCTCTCCTAATAGTTCGTTAATTTCAGCCAGTGTTTCTAAGCCGTCCTCGGTGATCATCCAGCTGCGAGAAAACGTATCTGGCGATGTCATCACAGTAATTAAACCTAGAGAAGCGGACAGGGCGACCCAATCTGCTTCTGTTCGTGCTAAGTCTGACTTGGTTGTAAATGTTCCTTGCCATGCAGCGTCTAATATTGCTTTGGACTTCCGAGCGATTAGTATAGTGGCAAGTTCTTCTATCTCTTCGTCAGTGTGAATCTGCCCACGTTCTTCCGTAGGAGAACTCTGACTCGATTGGGATTTGGACTTTGTATTCTTCGCCAACCGCTTTCGCGCAGCTTCCAGTGAGATGACCGACATAATCTTCGTAGCCTCGTTTGACCGCAATTTGAACTTCATCGTGAACCCAAGCCATCATGTAACAATGCTCGTCTAATCCACGGGCTTTTAACTCCTTATCTATCTTGCAGATCCATGCCTTACTGATGACCCCAGCGGCTGACTGAAGAAGCGCATTGAGCGCACTGTGAGCCGATCTAAGCTTGACCTGTCGCCCGTCTAAGGACTTGAGCCACCCACGACTAACAGCGCTCTGAACGCCATTCTGAAGCTCTGAGAACGCTGGCATACTCTTGAAGAACCTATCCTTCAGGATCTTGCCATCTTTAGCAGTACCACCGACTATCTCGCCCATCTTCTTATCGCCAGCGCCGTAGCACAGCGCATAGATGTAGGTCTTGGCTTGGTCTCTTGTCTCAAGCCCTGCCTTCTTCTGATTGAACGTGTGTATGTCGCCTTTGAGGATCTGCTTTGCGTAATCACCGCCATCGGTAAACGATAGGTAGTGCGCTAAAATCCTTAGCTCGATGCCTGACAGGTCACTGCCGAGTAGCACGTAGCCCTCAGGCACTGTAAACAGGTCTCTACACTGTTTGCCGTAAGGCGCTGATGCTCTGGGTACTTGGCCGAGGTTTGGCGAACGATGAGCTGCACGGCCTGTCACTGTTCCGCACGGGACTATCTTGTGTCGTAGCTTGCCGTCACTCTCGACTAACTTAAGCCATGCCTGTTTGCCTTCTGCTAACTGTCCTAGTCTCTTGTTAATGAGAAACATACGAGCAAGCTTCTTTGCTTCGGGGTAATGCAGTTGGCCTAGCACGACTTCATCGATTTGTGCGTGACCGCCATTAGTCATAAGCTTAGGCTTCCACCCGTACTTATCTTTGAGGCATCGCTCGATGTGCCTACGAGACTGTGGGTTAAACTCTATGGTTTTCTTTTTCTCGAATGGTACGTCTTTGATGTATCCGTATCGCTTGTTGTTAGCTTTAGGCGTAAACCACTCTGATACTTCCCAAGGTTCAAACAGTGTCTGCAACTCTGCTTCTAAGTTTGATCTTTCCTTAGCAAGCTCAGCATATAACTCTCCTGCTTTCTTCTCATCGAAGCTCCAACCGTTATTACCGATGCGGAAGCATAGCTCAGCAGCTTCATGTTCAAGATCAATGGCTGACTGTGACCACTCACGGTCTTCAATAATCCTTGCGAAGTGGTTGTAAAGTTTGTGGTTCACTGCGACATCTTGAGCGCAATACTTTTGCATCTCAGGTGACCACTCTTTCCAATCGGTCTCGATCTCTTCTTTGTGTTCCCTAAGACGATAGCCCCAAGCTTTCAGTGAATGGCTTCCGAACAATCGCTTCGGTAGGTCATGGCCGTACTCTCGGTCATAGTCGAAGTCTTCGTTCTTCACATCACCACGGAGTAACTGTGATAACACCAATGTGTCAGTGACCTTACCTTGCGGCTTCCAGTCAGGGTAAAGCTTTTGTATCGCTGGAATGTCAAAGCATATAATGTTGTGGCCTATGATCTCGGTAGCTTTCGCTATCATATCTAAGCCTTCCTGAACTCTGTCAGGATCAAAGCTGTAAGCCCTACCGCTCTCAACGTGTATAAGCTCGATGCAGTGGATCTTAGTTAGCTCTGGTATGAGACCATCAGTCTCAATGTCGAATACAAATCTCATCTCCTTTCTCCCCAGTTAAAATTGTAAAACTTGATCAACCAATCTGCCCGTCTCTGAGCAGTATGAAATGTTGCCAGCAAACCCTGTCTGACCCGTGAAACGGTTCTTCAGGACTGACAACTGACGTATGTTGCTGTTAGGGTTTTCAGGATCGACACCAAGGCCAATGCAGATGTCAGACAACTGTGCAATCGCATGACTGCCTCGTAGCTGTCCTAGTCTGACCTTAGCTCCATCCTCGTGACCTTTGTCGCCTTCAGGTCTTCTCAGGTGAGACACAAGAATTAATCCTATGCCCGTCTCTTGTACTAGCGTTCGGAGTTTGGTCATGGTCATGTCGATAAGCTTTCGCTCATCGTTCGTTGCTAACCCTGAGATAAGAATGCTGATGTGATCTAATATAATCCAATTAACTTCAAGCACTCTAGCGAGATACATAATACGAGAACATATAGTATCAACATCGGTAGATCCAAAATGGTCGTACAGATAGACTTGATCGTCTCCCAGAAAGATTTCATCGAATGCTCCCTCTAACTCCTCTTTGGATAATGCGTCATGGTTGACGGTTAGGTTTGTGTTTGTGTGAATACCGATTAGGTTACGCAGAGTTTGCTTGTTGCTCTCCTCTAGCATGATCATTCCAAGCCGCTCTCCAGACTTGTGCAGATGCAAGGCAATTTCAGAGCAAAGAGTAGT